ACACTCATTTGTAATATAATGGGTGTATCTTTTTATATTATGGAGATATTATGAATAAAATTGGATTAGAAATAATAGAAGGACAAACTCAGATACCTGCAGTGGTTATGCCTGTAAGAGTCGATGGTGCTTTTGAATACTTAAACACTAGAGAACAATTTGCTGGTAAAAGAGTGATTATATTTGCACTACCAGGTGCATTTACACCTACTTGTTCATCGTTCCAATTACCTGGTTTTGAGACTATGTTTTCTCAATTTCAGGAAAAAGGTATAGATGAAATCTATTGTCTATCTGTAAACGATTCATTTGTTATGAATGCATGGTTTGAAGGACAAGGCGTAGAGAATGTGAGGCCATTACCAGACGGAAATGGAGAGTTCACTGAAGCGATAGGTGCATCAGTCCAAAAAGCAAATCTTGGTTTCGGTATTAGAAGTTGGAGATATGCAATGGTAGTTAACGATGGTATTATCGAAAGAATGTTTGCAGAAGCAGGATACGGTGATAACATTTCAGATGACCCATATGAGGTCTCATCGCCTGAGAATGTATTGGCAAACTTATAATGCCAGAGTTCAAATGTGATTTAGTCCTATCAGAAGAAGACGCTAAGTTTGCTTCAGGTAGAATCACAGAGTATTACCAAAACTTCGGTAATATGGCAGACTATCTTAGAAAAATCAAACTAGAGAGAGTTGCAGAAATGCCAACTCCTCTTTTTGGTTTTAATCTATCAGACGATTTCTTTTCAGACTTCAACATGCATCCAGAAGATATGGACTTTAGAGTTGGTCTTGCAGACCATGAAATTTTCCATAACTACTTAGAGATTATTACATCACATGCAATTGAAGCCTCGAATCCTGGTAGAAAAGTTATTTTAATGGTCTATGAAAACAATACAAATAAGATTGTAGGTTTCATAAGACTAGGTTCACCAATGATGAACATTGCACCTAGAAATAGGTATTTTGGTGAAGTGTTGGGTGCAGAACAAATGCCTGTATTCAACAAACATGCAATCATGGGTATGATTATTGTGCCTACTCAACCATTTGGATTTAACTATCTCGGTGGTAAATTACTTGCATTGATGTGTTGTTCACATGAAGTTAAAAAGATTATAGATGAGAAGTATGATATGAATTTATGTCATTTTGAAACTACATCACTATATGGTTCAACTAAGAGTATGTCTCAGTATGATGGTTTAAAACCCTTTATAAAAGGTCAAGGCCTTACTGATAGTAATTTTGCACCACTTATGAATGATAGTTATTTTAAAGACTTAGAAAAGTTCTTTGTTGAAAAGAATGGTGGACCGATTGTATGGGAAGAAGCATCAAGTAGAAAAATGAAAGTTCAAGCAAAGATGATTTCTATCATAAGAAAGTCTCTTAATGAAACTGATAGAAAAAACTTTGAACAAGTAGTAGATGATGCAAGAAGATTAAATGAAAGAAAAAGATTTTATGTATCAGATTTAGGTTATGAAAATAGTAAAGATGTTATCTTAGGAAAAACTGATACATTAATACCAAAATCTAACTATGATAGATATTCAATAGAAAATTTAACAGAATGGTGGAGAAAGAAAGCATCTAACAGATACAATACTCTCCGTTCTGATGGTAGACTTCGAACAACACTTGAAGTATGGAATGAGAATCCTGATGAAATCGACATTATTCGGTAAGATATATAGAGTAGTAGAAAATCCTCATGAACAGGACGCTGCTATAGAAATTATAGACGGAGAATATAAAGGTCTTGTCTATCAGTATGGTAAAGTAGGATTCGAAGAGGGTAAACCTAACATAAACTTTCAGAGAACCATAAGAAGACTACCAGATAGTGGTGAAGAGTTAGATAATCTACTAAATAATGGCGACCTAAATAAAGTTATGGGTGACATTCTTGTAGAAATAATGCAAGAACAAATTAGAAAAGAGGAAGAAAATGGCGAATACTCCAACGAAAACATATCCGATAGTTAAATCTGACGGTGAGACAATCTATTTAATGGGAAAAGCTTTTGACGAAGGAACAGATGAAGAGATTGAGGAAATTGCTAGAATTCAAGCAAACTACAGGAAGTTTGAAGAAGATAATGCAGACCTTATACAACCACCAGTAGGTGAAACAGTAAACGAAGTTCCTGTAGAACTTGCAACAAACTATACTATAGGAGATTTATCATAATGGATAGACAAAGATTAATGGATGAGATTAAGAGACATGAAGGAGAGGTCTTAGAAATCTATGAAGATTCACTAGGATATTTAACCTTTGGTGTGGGACATTTAATTAAAGATAGTGATGATGAACATGGTTTACCAGTTGGCACACCAGTTTCACAAGAAAGAGTAGACGATGTTTATGACTATGACTTTGATAAACATTTAGAAGAAACTATTCATCTATTTGAATCAAAAGGTGGTGAAGACTTCTATTCTTTACCAGAAAATATACAACATGTATTGGTTAACATGACATTTAACTTAGGTGGAACAAGATTCGGTAAGTTTAATAATATGTGGAAAGGTGTTGTTTCATCTGATTGGGAGAAAGTTGCAGTTGAAATGGAAGACTCCAAGTGGTTCAGACAAGTTGGAAGACGAAGTGTTGAACTACAAGAAATGGTGAGAAATGCGTAATATAACAGATGATGTTAGATGTCTAAGATTAGATACAGGTGAAGTATTAATTGGTTTCTTTAAAAACCTCTGGTGGAAAAGAAAGTATGAATTAGTAGATGCACAACAATGTTTAGTATCACTAGAACAGAATAGAATGGAAGTTCAACTTGCACCTTATATACCATTTGCACAAGAATATATTTTTGAAATTAGACACGACAAAGTTCAATCTGTATTCAAACCAAAACCACAATTAGAACAAAATTATAAAGTGGAAACTGGTAATAGAATAGTTAGTCAAAGAGGAAATAAATAATGGTTGATTTTATGAATAGAGTTCTCAATGCTCAGGTCAAACAGGCTGAGGCAATGATTGAAAAACACAAAATAAATGTAGAAGTTTTAACAAAGAATGCAAGTGGTGTAGCAGAACATCCAGACACAATGAAAACTGTTGAAGATGAGTTAGCCCAAATTGCACATTGGACAGACATCAAATCGGCAGCTATAAATAATTTCGATTTCGAGAACAAAAGAACCTTGACAGAATAGACCATACTGTAGTATAATTACATTATGGATTTCTATACAAATGTCTGTCGAACTCGCGACAAAATTCTAGTCACAGGTTATCAAGGCAACAAAAAAGTCAAAATGAAAGTCGATTATCGGCCTAAACATTTTGTTCCCTCCAGAAAAGGTGATACACCTTACAAATCATTAGACGGTAGACCACTTGAAGTTGTAGAACTCAACTCAATGGGTGGTGCAAGAAAGTTCAGAGAAAAATATCATCAAACACAAGGTTTTGAAATTCATGGTTATGATAGATATGTCTATACATATATCTCAGATAAGTTTCCAACAGACTTCGAATACGATACAAAGAAAGTAAGAATTGCCACACTTGATATTGAGTGTGAATGTGAAGATGGTTTTCCAGAACCAATGAGAGCAGATGAGAAAGTAAATGCAATTGCAATTAAACCTTTCGGTCATAACACACATGTTTTCGGTCTTGGTCCTTGGGATGATAAACCTGCTAATTGTGTTTACTATGATTGTGTAGATGAAGCACAACTTCTAACAGAGTTCATAAAATTCTGGAGAAAGGCATCTTTTGATATCATCACAGGTTGGAATGTAGACTCATTTGATATCACATATCTTTGTAATAGAATCGATAAAGTTTTCGGTGAAGGAGAACATAAGAAATTATCTCCTTGGCAAATGTCAGATGTCAGAGAATACACATCTAACTTTGGTCAGAAACAACAAACATATAATCTTTATGGTGTAAGTATTGTTGATTACTTAGACCTGTATCGTAAACATACACCACAAACACAAGAGTCCTACAAACTAGAACACATTGCACAAGTAGAACTCAACAAAGGTAAGATTGATTACTCAGAGTATGGTAATCTACATACACTTTACAAACAAGACTACTCAAAGTTTCTTGCATATAATGTTAAAGATGCCGTTCTTGTTGAAGAACTAGAAGAGAAACTTGGATTCTTAGAACTTACAATCGTCATGGCATATTCTGCCAAGTGTAATTACAATGATACTTTCGGTATGGTCAAGTATTGGGAAACAATCATCTACAATCACTTGAAGAAACAAGGTATTCAAACACCACCTCAGGCATTGAAGAGAGACCAAAAGAACTATCGTATTGAGGGTGCATATGTAAAAGAACCAATCGTTGGTGGTCATAATTGGGTTATGTCTTTTGACTTGAACTCTCTATATCCACATCTTATCATGCAGTTCAATATCTCACCTGAGAAAATGATAAAGGGTGGTTTGATGGACACTAAGATTGAAAAGATGTTAAATCAACAGAATGATTTGTCTGAACTCAAAAAAGAAAATGTTACAGTTACACCAAATGGTGTTAAGTTCAAAAGAGACAAACAAGGTTTTCTTCCTGAACTCATGGAAACATTATACGATGAGAGAAAAGAATACAAACAAAAGATGATTGCATATCAAAAAGAACTACAAATTTGTGATGACCCTATCGAAAGAAAAAGACTCGAAGTTAAAATCAAAAGGGCATACAACAATCAACAGGTCAGAAAGATATCTTTGAATAGTGCATATGGTGTTCTTGCAAATCAATGGTTTGCTTTCTTTGACCCACAACTAGCAGAGTCAGTTACTACTGCAGGTCAGTTAGTAATCAAATGGTCAGAGAAAACTGCAAACGATTATCTAAACAAGATACTCAAAACAGATAAAGACTATATCATTGCCATGGATACAGACTCAATCTATATCACACTTGATGATTTAGTAAGTCAAATCTTTACCAAAGAACAACAACAAGATAGAGAAAGAGTTATTAACTTCTTATGTAAGATTGAAACAGAGATTGAAAATGCATTGAGAGAAGGATTCGATGAACTCAAAGATTACACGAATGCATTTCAACAGAAAATGGAAATGGGTCGTGAAGTAATTGCAGACAGAGGTATCTGGACTGCAAAGAAAAGATATATTCTTAATGTGTATGACAATGAGGGTGTAAGACTTAGAACACCAAAACTAAAAATGATGGGTATTGAAACTGCAAAGTCTTCTACTCCACAATGGGTAAGAAAGAAACTTACAGAAGCATTGAATATTGTAATGACTAAAACAGAGAGTGAATTGTGGGACTTTGTTGAGACAACAAGAAAAGAATTCAGAAATCTTCCTGCAGAAGAGATTGCATCACCAAGAGGTTGCAATAACATTAAACAGTATCATGACAATACAAACATCTATTCAAAAGGAACACCCATACATGTCCGTGGTGCTTTACTTTACAATCATCACTTAGAGAAACTAAACTTAGATAAAAGATATGAGTTGATAAAGAACGGAGATAAACTTCACTTTACATATCTTACAACACCAAATCCAATCAAAGAGAATGTTATCTCATTCTTATCAGTTCTGCCTCGTGAGTTTGACATACACAAGTATGTTGATTATGACTTACAATTTGACAAGGCATTTGTTGAACCACTGAAAGGAATTATTAATCTTATTAACTGGAATGTAGAACCAGTTGCAAGTCTTGATAGTTTCTTTGGATAAATAATAATATGGCATATAGTAAAAAAGTAGTCGATAGATTCGAGAATGTCTTAAATAATCCTCAAGCACATTCTGTTGGTAGATTCGACCCAAAAGACCCAATGGTTGCAACAGGCATGACAGGAGCACCTGCATGTGGTGATGTAATGAAACTTCAATTAAAATTAGACGATGATGAGAGAATCATAGATGTCAAATTTAAAACCTATGGATGTGGAAGTGCAATTGCAAGTAGTTCGTTGTTCGTTGACTTACTTACAGGCAAAACAATTACTGAGGCAAAACAAATCAAAGATAAAGAAATTGCAGAAATCCTTGAATTGCCTCCAATCAAATTACACTGTTCAGTTCTTGCAGAAGACTCAATCAAGAAAGCAATAGAAGATTGGGAAGAGAAAACTTCACTTAGAAGACACAATTATCCTAAATAGTCTTATGAAAAATACATATGAATACAATGTTTCAGTAGTCAAGGTTGTGGATGGAGATACAGTAGATGTAGATATCGACCTTGGTTTTGGAATGATTTATAAAAAACAAAGAGTAAGGATGTTAGGCATCGATACTCCTGAATCCAGAACAAGAGATTTAGTAGAAAAGAAATTTGGTAAGGCATCTAAAAAACATCTTAAAGGATTATTAGAATCTGCAGAATCAATAACTTTAATATCTCACGACAAAGGAAAATTCGGAAGAATATTAGGTGAACTATTTGTTCATACAGAAGACAAAAGAATTAATGTCAATATGAAAATGATTACAGACCATCATGCAGTTGGATATACAGGTGGTAATAAAGAAGAAACTGAAGCAGGTCATATGGCAAACAGACAAGTTCTACTTTCAAATGGCACGGTGGTATTAGAAGACTGATGGAGTTTGAAACTATAGACCTAGTATACATGTTCTTGATAGGTGGTCTATATGCAGGCTTCTTCTTCATGGAATCTCAGATATCCCAAATCAAAGCTATGATGGAAGAACATGTAAAATGTGATGATTCTATCAAAGATATGTCTAAACACTTTCACGCCAAAAAAGACTAAAAAACCACTTTACAAATCATATAACTACCTCTATAATAGAGATATGATTAAATACATTATGAGAGGTGTGAAATTATGGCAAGATTCTTAGACGAATTAATTAAATCAACAGGTAACGAATACGCAGGTATTGTTGCCGACGGAGTCCAAGCAGGAGATGTAGACTCGTTTGTAGACACAGGCAGTTATATCTTCAATGGTCTTCTTTCTGGTTCACTACACGGTGGACTTCCCAAAAACAAAATTACTGCCATTGCAGGTGAATCTGCGACAGGTAAAACTTTCTTTGCATTAGGAATGGTAAAACAATTCTTAGAAGATAATCCTGAGGCGGCCGTAATTTATTTTGAATCTGAATCTGCAATCACAAAAGAAATGATTGAAGATAGAGGAATAGATTCAAACAGAATTGTTATTGTACCAGTTGTAACTGTTCAACAGTTTAGAACTCAATCAATAAACATCTTAGACAAATACTTGGAGTCAGATGAATCTGATAGACCTCCAATGATGTTTGTCTTAGACTCACTTGGCATGTTATCTACTACAAAAGAGATAGAAGATACTGCAGACGGTAAAGAGACTAGAGATATGACTCGTGCCCAAATTGTAAAGGGTGCTTTCAGAGTGTTGACTTTGAAATTAGGTCGTGCAAAAGTCCCTATGATTGTAACCAATCACACTTATGATGTAATCGGTTCTATGTTCCCACAAAAAGAAATGGGTGGTGGTAGTGGTCTTAAATACGCTGCTTCATCAATCATTTATCTTTCTAAAAGAAAAGAGAAAGAAGGAACAGAGATTATCGGTAATATAATTCACTGTAAGAATGCAAAGTCAAGACTTACTGTTGAGAACAAAGTTGTTGATGTCAGATTGACATACGATAAAGGACTCGATAGATACTATGGTCTTTTAGACCTTGCACTTTCACATGGTATATTTGAGAAAGCATCTACAAGAGTTAAGTTACCAAATGGTAAAACAGAATTTGGTAAAACAATCAATAATAATCCAGAGAAATACTTTACAGAAGATGTAATGGAGAGATTAGAGTTAGCAGTTAATAAAGAGTTTAAATATGGAACAAGCGAGATTAGAACAGACAATCCTGAAGAATCTGATTCAGAATGAACCATTCACAAGAAAGGTTCTACCTTTCTTAAAGTCAGAATATTTCACCGAAAGTGACGAGAAGATAGTATTCAAGGAAATACAAGATTATTTCCTAAAGTATACTAAACCACCTACCACGGAAGCACTTCTCATAAACTTAGACAACAATACTTCTATTAATGAGAATGAATTGAAAATGTCTAAAACCGTAATCGGTCAATTCGATAAAGAAACCACTCCAATGGATTGGTTGACAGAAGAGACCGAGAAGTGGTGCAAAGATAGAGCAATCTATATTGCAGTCATGGACTCAATTGAGGTTATCGATAAGAAATCTCAAAGGTCAACTGGTGAAATACCTGAACTTTTAAAAGATGCATTGTCAGTTTCATTTGACACAAACATTGGTCATGACCAGATTGAAGATGCAGATGATAGGTTTGAATTCTATCATACAGAAGAAGAGAAGATTCCGTTTGACTTAGAATATTTCAACAAGATTACAAAAGGTGGTTTACCAAACAAAACACTTAACATCTGCCTTGCAGGAACAGGTGTTGGTAAATCTTTATTCATGTGCCATATGGCATCTGCTGGTCTTATGATGAACAAGAATGTATTATACATTACACTTGAAATGTCAGAAGAAAGAATTGCAGAAAGAATCGATGCAAATGTTCTAAACATTCCAATGAAAGAACTTCCTGATTTATCTAAGAAGATGTTTTCTAAAAAGGTTGATAAGATTAGTGCAAAGACAAAAGGTAAATTAATCATCAAAGAATATCCAACTGCATCAGCACATGTTGGCCATTTCAGACATCTTTTACAAGAACTAGAAATCAAGAAAGATTTCAGACCAGACATTATTTTTATTGACTACTTAAACATTTGTGCATCACATAGAATCAGAGCAGGTTCTGGTGCAAACTCATACACATTAGTAAAAAGTATTGCAGAAGAACTCAGAGGTCTTGCAGTAGAATTTGATGTGCCTATTATGAGTGCAACTCAAACAACCAGAAGTGGTTATGGTTCCACAGATATTGGACTCGAAGACACTTCTGAATCTTTTGGTTTGCCTGCAACTGCAGATATGATGTTTGCATTAATTACATCAGAAGAACTTGAAGAGTTAGACCAAATGGTGGTCAAACAGTTAAAGAACAGATACAATGACCCTACAGTATTTAAAAGATTTGTAATTGGTGTTGATAGAAGTCGTATGAAGTTATACGATTGTGAACAAGAGGCACAAGAAGAACTAGTTGATAGTGCAATAGAGGGTGATGATACACCAGTATTTGATAGAAACCGAGGTGCAGAGAAATTCCAAGACTTTAATGTTTGATGATAAATTAATACAAAAACAATACGAAGAGTATACAGAAAACTATGTAGAACCTGATGCATTGGGTAGGTCTATGATGAGAGATAGAATTACAGAAGATTTATCTTTTGTATCTCAAATGTCAGTAGAAGAATACACTTTATATCTAAAGTATCAGGAGATACATCGTAAATATCCTACACATGAAATAGGAACTTTATTCGGTTCAGAGAAACAATTCAAAGATGAGAAACATATCAAACTGATTGATGAAGTTAAGAACAATATATGGATGCCTAATTCATATGAAGACTTTGAGAAACTAGAACCTGAATTGATATACACATCTATGACATCTGATGATAGAGAATCAGCAGGTTCATGGTCAGAAATCTGGAATTGTATTAGAACATTTACATCTACTATGAAGAACTCTTCTAACATCGGTAGAAATCTACACTATGTTGTCAGAGATAAACCAACAGGAAAATATCTCGGAGTTATTTGTATTACAGGTGATTTCATTGACCTAACTCCTCGTGATAATTGGATTGGGTGGGAAAGAGAATACAAAACTAATAGTGGTATTCTAAATCATTCTTGTATAGGTTCTACAATTGTGCCATTGCAACCACTAGGGTATAACTATACAGGTGGAAAACTACTTGCACTTTTATGTCTATCAGATGATATACAGAAACAATGGGAAAAGAATTATGGTAATAAACTAGTGAGTGTAACCACTACATCATTGTATGGTAAATCCAAAACAGGTGGTTTATCACAATATGATAGACTCAAACATTGGAAGAAATGTGGATACTCAAATGGTTCTATGACATATGAATTGACCAAAGACACTGAACGAGAAATGCTGAAGTATGGTGAAAAGAATTATAACGATAGATACTTCTCATTATATGTTGCAACAAGAGAGAATGGTCAACCTTGGAAAAGAGACCATAGAAATAGATTCAGAAGTTTTCTATTCCCTAAATTAGAAATACCTAAGAACATTATTCGTTCAGACCATCAAAGAGGTATCTATTGGTCTGCCTTATATGATAACTCCAGAGAGTTTCTAAGAGGTGAGATTAAAGAAGACCAACTAGTTCGTTCACAAGACTTCTCTACAGAAGGACTTACTACACTATGGAAAGAAAAATACGCTGCTAAAAGAATCAACAATCTTATGAATTCAGAAAGACAAAGATTAGATGATACTCTCTTCTATGATGATATAGCATTCATGACATGGGAAGAAACTAAGGCGAAATACCTCACACAAGTAGGTAGATAATGAGTCATATAGGATTTCCACTTCCGTCTGAAATGTTTGCCCCACCAAAGAAAGAAAAAGAGGACTTCGACAAACATGTGGCAATATCCAAACTCTTGGATATACCTTTAACATGTCCTTATTGTAAGAAAATACTTAAACAAAAGCGTTGACAATGCGGTCGCTTTTTTGATATTATATAACAGTAATAAAGAAAAGGAGATTACATTGAAAAGAAAAGCTTACATAATAACCACTCAAAATCTTGAAGAATATGGTGAGAATTACCATAAATTTAAAGGTGGTTCTACTTATGTGGTCTATTTTGATGTAGACCTTAATATATATGAGCAAGATGCATATGGTCCTGGTGAACATTCTTATTACGAATGTCCTAGTGTCACTGAAGCATCAGTAGCTGCTGAGGTCATGAAACATGTAAACATGCACAATGGTCTTAGGGGTTCATTTGATTACATTACAAACATAGAAACAGTTGATGCCATTGATTGCATTGGTCAGTATGATGATGCCTACTTCAAAGGTGATTTTGACGAACTTATTTTTAGTATCAAAGAATACGAAGTATTAAACATAGAGGTTGCATAATGAAATTTAGAGAATATCCAAAGAAATTTAAAGATAGAGTAAATGTTGCAGGCAGGTCTTATAAAAGGTGGGGTGTGACAGGCACTTTCTCAACAACTGATGATTCAGTTAAATGGTGTGAGGGCAAATACTATGTTGCACCAGGAGGCATCGTAAGATGGCACTCTAACAATCAGATACCATTTGGTGACATGTTGTTAGATTTATGTGAGGCACTATTGATTACACCTAAACAATTAAGAGTTTCATCTGAACTTAGAGAAAAAGAAACAGATGAATTTTGGGCAAATTGGGCAAAAGAGAACAAGTAAATGTTATACCAGGACGAAAGATACAATAAAGAATTTACAGGTCAAACTTCCACACAATTTAAGGATATAATTCCTCGTGCAAAAGGAATGAACTTCTTATACTTTATTGAATTAGATATCAGTAAAATTGATTATGATGGTTCTGCAGAAGACTTAGCAAGGAAAGAGGGTGCAATCGTTCAGAATGCTGAAGGATTTGCAGACATGTTAAGAAAAGGAAAGTATAAACCTCTTAACTATGAACCACCTGTTGTCATGAAAAACGAAAAAACTGGTATGTATATTTGTGATAACGGAAGAACAAGATACAATGGTCACAAACTTGCAAAGAAAGGTAAGATATTTGTTGCAGTTGTTGAGTTTGTTGAGTATGACGGTTTACCAGGAAGTTATTGGGCAGGTGTTTATGCATCTACTTCAAATGCAGAAGAGACAGAAGATTATATAAAAGCACCAAGAACTACAGCAGATATTTCTTTTTCTGCTTCAAAGTTGATTGAAGAAAACAATTTATTAGTTGACTTAACTCCAACAGGGAAAGCACAAAAGACTGATGAAAATACTAAAGTTATCTGGAGAGTTTTACAAGATTTAAAAGTAAGAGATAAAAAGAGTTATTGGGTTGAATCTGTTTATGCAGAGATTGGTAAAGGAGAAACTATTAAAGTTTATCAGAAACATGAATTGACTAACACTCCTCAAACAATAAAACCAAGTATCGTTTTATCTACACCATCAAAGATTCAAGCAGTTGATAATACTATCTACTATGTTGCAAAGTTTAACGGTGTTGGTGGTGATAGTGTGGGTTCTGATAGAGATTATGACCCGCGTGTATACAACATCATTATGAAAATGAAAAAGAATAATCCTACTACAAATGTTTGTTTGATATGTCACTATGATAAAGTATCAACAACACAATTAGATGTATTGAGAGAATTTAAAACTAATCACATGATGGTTGAACAAGCAAACAATAGTATTGATAACTTAAACATACTGAAAGGTGAGAACAATGAACATGTTGATAATGAATATTTTGAATGGTTAGACATTGTTCACTTACCACAAAAAACTAAATCAGAGAGTAAAAATGAATTTGTCAGAATATAGAAAATACGAAATAACAGATGCACAATGGTCAAGAATTGAACCATGGGCATTATCACTTTGGCATGGAATCAATGCTCAAATGGAATTATGGAAGAGTAACCAACCAGTGTATCAACCAATCTGGAGAAATACTATGTATCAATCAATATGTAAGTCAATGTGTATTGAATTACCATACATATTATCTACTGCAGATAAGTCAAAGAAAGCAACCTTTGACCATGTATACTCACCAGGTCCACACTCAGATATAATTGTTGAATACTCAGATGAGTTCTTATCAGGAGAGTTCAATAGAGACCACATCTTTGTTGCATGGTTTCATTTTATGTGTCATGGTATTAAAGTATCAGATAAGATTAATACTCAATTAAGAGGCATGAACGGTAAAATCTTACAGAAAGATAAGTATAATCAAGTTTTAACAGAGAATCCAGATTGGACTTTCATTGAGAAATTTGAAAATGGTGGTATGGATATACATGATAATGACCCTATTTTCTATACAGAAACTTATACGGAGTATGAGTCAAGGTCAATAAATACATAAATAGATGTATACAATATGTATTTAGTATTATGGCGAAGAATTTAAAAAGTGAAGAAGTAATCAGTATGATTTCGAAGAAGATATCTTTGAAAAAAGAACTTCGCACGGCCAAAAAAGAGTCAGATGATAATGAGATTGATAAAATTACTAAAAAAATCTCTAAAATAGAAACTAAATTACATTCCACTCCGCTCTCAAAAACCTAAATACTAGTATTAAAACCTAATACGAGGATTAAAATGGGCGTATACCAAGACGAAATTACAAACAATATTCAACCGATGATAGATAAGTTAACGGCTAATATTGCAACTCTTAATACTATATTAACTTTTTTACAAGCACAAGCATCTGATATAACAACTGCAGATTTTAAAACTGCATGTGCGGCTCACGCCTCTGATGAAGTTAAAGCACTTGGAACTGGAACTGATGATTCAGCTGCTGATTCAGAAGTTCAAGCAGATATAGATAGAGAGATTGATAAAATACAAGTTCTGTTAGGAACTCATTCATCTTTAACAGCATACCAAGACTTCACAACTAAAGGAGATTCTTCAACAAATGCTTGGAGAACAGGTAGTTTACAAGGTGATTTAGATGCATTAAACGAAAAGAAAACTGTATGGTTGGCTAAAGAATCAGATGCAAATGATACAACTTCTTATGCAACAATCGTTCAACCTGCATAAACAGAACTTCCAAAACACATAAATAGTAGACAAACACATTAAAAAGGTGTATAATCTACTATTATGGGCGCAAAAAACCTACACTTAGAACATTTAGAAGACGAAATCATTAATCAAGGGATTGATGGAGGTCGTGGTGCCATAAACTTTCTTCAAGGTCTAAGAGATATGTTGAAAGGAAACTCAAACAGTTCTGTTAACATGACTGTAAAATGGGATGGTGCACCTGCAATCTTTTGTGGAAAACATCCAGAAACAAATCAATTCTTCGTTGCAAAGAAATCCCTTTTCAACAAAACACCACTTTACTACACATCAGAATCAGAAATAAACAATGCATCTGAACTCTCAGGTCAATTAAAAGAAAAGTTTCTAACATCATTTAAATATCTATCTAAACTATCTTGGAATACAATTCTTCAAGGTGATTTAATGTATACAAGTGATAAGAAGATGCAAAAGATAGATGGTAAATCTTATGTAACCTTTCAACCAAATACAATCTTATATGCAGTTGATATACAATCAGACTTAGGTAAACAAATTGCAAACTCTAAAATGGGGATTGTATTTCACACCACATATTCAGGTGGTTCTATAGAAGATTTATCTGCAAGTTTTGGTGCAAAAACAGGAGGTCTAGGAAGTTCCTCAGATGTTTGGGTTGATGATGCAACATATAAAGATGTATCAGGAAATTCTACCATGACTGCCAAAGAAACACTTAAACTTACACAAGTATTATCTGCAACAGGTAAAGCATTTCATGGCATAACTAAAAAAGATTTACAGAAGTTTATGCAATTACAATCAACTATACAACAGAAAGGTGCAGGTGCATCATATAAGACATATTGTAATTCACAAATCAGAGGTGGTTCTTACAAACCAACATATGCAGGTTATATGAAACACTTTGAGAACTATTGGAGAGATAAAGTTGTTGGTGCAGTTAAAATGGAAAAGACAAAGGCCATCAAACGAGAGATTGGTGAACAGTTATATGCAGAACTTCGTTCACTAAACAAGTTCATAACCAATCTAACGAAGTTCATGGAGAATCTAGTCATTGCAAAACAGATTATCATCGTTGCACTAAATAGAGTAAAGAGTGTAGGAACTTTTAAGAAGACTGCAACAGGTTTTGAGGTGGTAAATCCCGAAGGATATGTTGCAATCGATAAAACAGGAAGTGCCGTCAAATTAGTAGATAGAATGGAGTTTGCATTCAATAACTTCACAGCACAAAAGAATTGGGACAAGTAATGAAAAAGTTAAGTTCATTTTTAAGAGAGGGAAAAGATAAAGGTGCAGTATTCACCTTTGGTCGTTTCAATCCACCTACTACAGGTCATGCAAAGTTAGTAGACAAACTTAAAAAGGCATCAAGTGGTGGATATAAACCACTCTTATTCACATCACATTCAAACGATAAGAAAAAGAATCCACTTTCACACAAACAAAAAATATCATATCTAAGAAAATTCTTTGGCAAAATCATAGTAGATGCTGATGCAAGAACTGTATTTGATATCTGTAATGAACTACAACGACAAAAATTTAACAGAGTTAGAATGGTTGTTGGTTCAGATAGAGTTAAAGAGTTTGAGTTTCTATTAAAGAAATACAATGGTGTAAAAGCAAGACATGGATATTATAACTTTGATGAAATAGAAATTATATCTGCAGGTGAGAGAGACCCCGATGCAGATGATATATCAGGAATGAGTGCAAGTAAACTTCGTGCCTTGGCAGAACAAGGAGATTTTGAAGCATTCTCTAAAGGAGTTCCAACAAAGAACAAAAGAGATATAGAGAATCTATATAAAGATATCAGAAAAGGTATGGGTATTGTAGAAGAAACTATGCCTGATTATATGATTGAAGACTTGATTCAGGAAGGAGTCTATGACCCAGGAACATTTAAAGCAGTCTTTTTAATGGGAGGTCCAGGTTCAGGTAAATCTACAGTTGTTAAGAAACTTGGTCTAAAAGCCTTAGGATTAAAACTTGTCAATACAGATAGTGCTTTCGAAACAGGCCTAAAGAAAGCAGGATTATCCCTAGATTTAAGAAAAATTGATGCAAATGTCAGAGATGGTATTCGTGCCAAGGCCAAAAAGATTACAGGTAAAAACTTAACTGCATACATTGAAGGAAGATTAGGTCTTATCTTTGATACAACAAGTGCAAAATCTGATAAGATTGCAAACTATAAAAAGATGTTAGATGCATTAGGTTATGAATACAAAATGATTTATGTTTCTGCATCATTAGATAATGCACAAAAAAGAAATGAGATGAGAGCAAGAAAACTTCCACCTGAAATTGTAAAAGCAGATTGGGAAAAGGCACAAAAAAATGCAAATGGATATAAGTCAATGTTTAAAAGAGACTTTATAGAAGTTAAAAATGATGATGATATAAAGTCATTGGATAACAAGGCAGGTAAACTATATGGAAAACTTATGACTTGGTCATCACAATTTCCTGGTAACAAACTTGCAACTGCATGGAAAGAACAAGAGTTAATCTCTAAAAAACGATAAATAGTATTATGGATATATTAGACCAGAACATTCAAGAGGCAAAGAAAGTTGCACAAGATAAAGATGTAAAATCTCGTGACGGAACTCAGCCTAAGAAATATTTCAACAAGAAAGGTGATGATAAACTTGCAAAATCCACTAAACAAGATAGAGCAAGACACTTTGAAAAGAGTGCAAAAAAAGATGATGATGATGCAAGTGCATATGAACCTGCACCAGGTGATGCAAAAGCAGAAACTAAACCATCAAAACATACAAAGAAATTTAAAAAGATGTTCGGAGAAATTGACGAAGCTGCGGCCGATAAATCTCTACAAAAGAAAGCAGACAAAACAGGCATAGCAAAAGGTATTCTCAAACAAGTATTCAATAGAGGTGTAGCTGCCTGGAAAACAGGTCATAGACCTGGCACAACACCTGAGCAATGGGGACATGCACGCGTGAATAGCTTTATAACAAAAGGTAAAGGAACATGGGGTAAGGCAGACAAAGACCTTGCAGATAAAGTTCGTGGTAAAAGTGAACAAGTAGTCAATGAAGACAATGTTGCAGTTAGAACTGCTCTTGCAAAGGCCAAACAAGTTGACGAGATGGAGAAGTTAAAACTTCAACACATAAAAGAGATTGAGGCACTTCAGGCAGAACACGAGAGAGAAAACGAAGGACTTGCTCAACAAAAAGAAAAAGAAGTCCAGAACATGGCCATTCAGAAACAAAGAGAGGCAGATAGAAAAGCTGCTGAAAAGTCAAGCACTTCCGAATCAGTTGAAGAAGGAAAACTTGTTGCAGATAAAAATACAATAGTAGACACTATACTCAAAAAGATTAAACAAAAAATTGAGAAAGAAATGTCTAGGAATAAAGAATCTGGTCTAAAACTAATTAATGACCTTGGTTCAATGATAGGACATAAAGCAACAGATAAGAAACAAGAAAAAGGAAAATTATTTCTAAAGTTTGAAACAGAATTAGATGAAGCAAAGTATACTAACATACATAACAAAATTAAAAACATTAGAAATCTAAAAAGAAAAGAATCAGAGTTTATTGCAAACATAGACCCAGCAGTAATGGGTCAAGTAGTCAAAGCACTTGCACCTATGTTTGGTTTAAAAGAAGAAATCAGTGAAGTTTTTTTACCATACAGTCAACCATGGAATGACAAGAAAGGTCTTCATCAAACTTTAGGTCTTTTAAAAGATACAAAATCTAGGAAAAATGCCGCCAAAGCTATAGAAAAGTTAGCAAAGAAACATAAAGTTGAGTTTGAAGTAGATGGTCAAGGACAAAAACAGTTTGTATATCTTACATCATTTGATGGAAAGGCAATCGACAAGTTGAAAAAAGATTTAATGAAAAATAAAAAACTTACTAAAGCTTTAGATACAATTAATGGAGTTTTTAAAGAAGAAACAATGCCAGGTAAAGGTAATGCATCAGATGATGGTGTTTGTGAAGTAGGAACAGATGATATCAGACAAAAGTATCAGGCCGATACACCAGGTCAAGCAGAAGAAGGATATATACAAGAGACTGAGAAGGCCTTTCATGAACAAAAGTCAAAAGTAAAGAAAAACTTTAGAGATGTATTTCAAAATCCTTTGAAAGGATATCCTGCAAACGAAGATTTTGAAGTAAAAGAAATTAAATAACATGAAAACATTGAAAGAGGTTGCAATCGAGGAAACCCTAGATGCAATGCAAACTAAGGGAATCAATCTCTTAGACAATCCATTTAGACTAGGCTCTACGATGTATTTTGAATGCATTAAAGAGGCAAGAAAACTAGTATCAGAAAACAAATACACACTAACAGAAGTCGACAAAAACATATTAGAGACTGATATAGGGTCGTTTGAAGTATATAAAGGTGAATTAGTGCCTTTAGACTGCCCTATGTATGAGATATCCGAAGAAGAAGAAAAGGAACTTAACAAACCTAAACGAGGTGGTCCTAAAAAATACTATGTTTATGTAAAAGACGGTGATAAGGTTAAGAAAATCACATGGGGAGATACAACAGGCCTCAAAGTTAAGTTAAACAATCCAAAAGCACGAAAATCATTCGCTGCTCGTCATCAATGTGACCAACAAAACGACAAAACAACAGCATCATATTGGGCATGTAGATTGCCTCATTATGCAAAACAACTCGGTTTATCAGGTGGAGGAGACTTTTTCTGGTAACCTAAATATTAATATCATGAAAGAAAGAACACTGTATCATAACTATGCACAAGGTAATAGAATTGCAGAGGTGTATATGTCTCATTTAGGTTGGGAAGTCGACTTATTAGAAGACGAAATGTTTGTAGAATGTAGAAAAGTTCACAATCATTCAGAGTCATATGCTGAAGATGTTGCAGAAAATTGGTGTCAAGGTTTAATTAAACATGACGAAGCCGTATAAAGAAGAAATACTAGAACAACACGGAACAGGCAGGTTATTCAAAGTGAGAACTTTTGACCATTCTGTTGAAGAAAAAGAACTAGTTTGGCATAGGGACAAGAATAATAGAACAGTTCATGTGTTAAGTGGAAAAGGTTGGAAACTACAGAATGACGATGAATTACCAAAAGAATTACATGTTGGTAAAGATTATTACATCGTCAAGAATAGTTACCATAGATTAATCAAGGGAGAAAATAACCTAGTTATTCGTATAGAAGAGTAGGTTTCGAACTAAAATATATTATAAATAATACTATGAGTTATAAATCAGAAAACTGGAAAGAGAAACTAGAACAAGTGCGTTCTCATGTTGCACTCAAAGAAGGAAGTGTAGAGAAGAGTGCCGATGACATTCTTAATGACCAAATCGAAGAGGAACTAGCAACCTTTTTTGTAGAAGACGAGAAATTAGACGAAGTAACGACTAAGATGCCTGAAAAGGTTCAGAATCAAATCTTAGATATGATGAATAAACTTATGGATTTACCATATGGTTCACCTGCTTTCAAAAAATTAAAGAAAGAACAAGATGCTCTACAAAAGAAATACTCAGTTAAGAGAGAAGAAGTAGAAGAAGTCAAAGAAGAAAAACTTTCCGTTGAAAGAACTGTAGAAAAACTCACTGAAAAAAATATGTTAGGTCGTTTATCTAAGTCCCTAAGACTAGATGAAGAAGGCAAAGAAAAATTATTCAACTATTTCGATAAAGGGGAATTAGAACAATGAAATTCACATCATTAGGTTTATCAGATGACCTACTAGAAGCATCTAAACAAGTTTTACAAAACTCAAAAGAATACGAAGATTTCTTTAAAGCATCTTTAAAGAAATTTAATGTATCATCACCTGCTGATTTTAAATCAGACGAAGAGAAAAAGAAGTTCTTCGATTACATAGATAAGAACTACAAAGGTGAGAAGTCAGAAGAAGCAGAAATCAAAGAAAAGGATAAACCTGCAAAGAAATTTATTAAACTTGGCGATAACGCTGAAAAAAAAAATGTAAAAGAAGCTACTAGAACCTACTTCAAAACAGTAGATGATTTAGCAGCTAAACATGGTGATGAAACAGGATTTATCTATAAATCACCTAAACTCAGTAAAATTTTATCTGAGTTCAAAAAACTAATTAAATCAGAAGTTAAATCAGGTTTTAAAGACTCTAAAAAGTATGGTGAACAAGTAATGAAACACCTACAAAAGATGGAAGTAATGGTATATAATGATAATGTTGTCATGACAAATAGTATGCATGGTAAATTCTCAAAATCTTTTGAAGGAGATACTGCATTTAGAGAAGATATGGCATCAATTATTATTGACAACGATGAGATACTAGCACACGCAATATTCGGAGTTTAACATGAACCTATTTCATGAATCAAAAAAAATACTAGACAAAGATGGTAAAGTAAATCCATTAGGTCCTTATGGTAAACAAAAACTTACTGGCCAAGAAATTGCAAATTATTTCAGAAAGAATAAAGTATCAGATAAAAAAGTCAAAAAAGCAGTAGAAGTTGCACTCGATTTAGGTGGTGCATTTTCAGTTGCACAACAAGAAATCAAAAAGTTCTTTGGTAATTCTATACTAAAGAAGAAAG